CCCAATTGACTCAAGCGATTCAGACGATCTGGTCCAAGGAAATTCTTTTCCAGGCCATGCCAATCCTTCGCTTTGAGCAATTTGCAGTAAAGAAGACCGAACTAGGTGTTGCACCTGGTCTTCAAATTAACTTCATGCGTTACAACAACCTCGGCTTCGCAAGTGGCCTTGTTGAAGGTGTACGTATGCAGACCAACGCATTGACGGCACAACAGTTCTCAATCACAGTGTCTGAGCATGGTTATGCTCTTGCTGTTTCTGAGCTATTGCTCAATGCTTCATTTGATGACGTAATGGCTTCAGCCTCACGTCTTCTTGGTCGTAACATGGCGATCTATCTAGATCAGCTTTCACGCGACACACTCTACGCAGCAACCTCAACAATCTATGGTGAAGACCGCACTAACATGCTCGCTATCACCAACGGAACTGGTACTTTCAACCAGTACGCTTCAGGTACAAACGGATCAAGCCGTGCCTCAATGACAGGTCAATACAACCTGACACCACGTACCGTGAAGGATGCTGTTGAGACCCTCTCAACCAAGAACATTCCACGGTTGGGCGAGACTTATGTTTGCTTCGTCCACCCACACCAGAGCCGTAAGCTTCGTGATACCGCTGAGTTCATTGAAGTAACTAAGTACGCTGCTCCTGGTAACTTCATGCTCGGTGAAATTGGTCGTCTATATGACACAGTATTCATTGAGACAACTCAGGTTCGCAAAGTTGTTGGCGGTGCTGGTACTTCATACACAGCAGACACAGCAGTTGCTAACCCAACAGTTACACCTGGCGGAGGTTACATCACCCCTGCACAGTTCACCGGTAACGGTGGATCAGACCGCTACGACGCTATCTTCATTGGAGATAACGCATTCGGTCACGCAATCTCACTCCCAGTTGAGCTCCGCGATGGCGGTATTCTTGACTTTGGTCGTGAGCATGCGCTTGCTTGGTACTCAATCTTCGGTCTTGGCCTAATCACTGATCAGGCTGTTATCGTTGCTGAAACCAACTAAAAACTAAATACTGCGACCTGGGCATGTCCTTAAACTGCCCACTTTAACAGTCACTAACCCGGAGGATCCAAATGGCAAGTAAAGTAAAGCCGACCGATGTTACAGGTCGTGCACGTGAAGTAGCGCTTGAGGCAAACGCTGAAGCCCTAGCTCAACGTGCTGGAGAAATGTCAATGGCAACTGCTGCTGCTAAAGCTCAGCTTGATCAGGCTATTGATGCAACTAAACCTGATCGACAAGTAGTTATTGTTGATGAAGCAGTCAGAGTGGGCGAGCAGGTTGACACTATTGAGATTCGTGTCGTAGAAGATATCGAAAACATGACTCTTGGTGCGGGCAACAATTACAGTTTTAGGGCAGGTCAAAAGTACTCTGTTACTAAAGCAGTAGCTCAACATCTCAAAGAAAAAGGCTACTTAGCCGCTGCTATCTAACCAGTAATAATCGGAGCGGCGGGCACTAGTTGCCCGCTTCTTCGTTTGTAGGGATTTTTTAATACTGGTCACCTACCATTATGTAGGCGATGTTAGGAGTGGTTAGTGGCTGTAACAGCGGACATTCTTTATAGAGTTCGCCTTGAATTAGGTGATCTAGAAAAAGCCTTTAACTGGTCAGACACAGGCGACGGCTCTACAAAAGTATACGACCTACGAGTAAAGCCCCTTGATGTGGCTTCTCTTGTCGTAACAGTTAACAACACCCCAATAGCCCAGCCAGCTGGCTATACCGTACAGGCCGATCATGGACTCATTACCTTTGCTTCAGCGCCGGGTAATAACACAACTATCAGAGTATCTGGTACCCATTATCGTTACTTCACAGATACTGACCTAGAGCTTTTTATCAACACTGCCGTTGAGCAGCATACTTATAACCGCACAGACGGTTTCGGAAATCAAATGAATTTGGCTAAGGTACCTGCGGTTGAAGAGTACCCAATTGCCATTCTTTCAGTTATTGAAGCCTTATGGGCTCTTGCAACAGACGCATCATTTGATATCAATATCTTTGCTCCAGACGGAGTTACTATCCCGCGTTCTGAGCGTTACCACCAGCTTGTCAATATGATCAACCAACGCCAAGAGCAATATAGAACCCTATGCTCTGCGCTAAACATTGGTTTGTGGCGGTTAGAGCTAGGCACCCTGCGCCGTGTCTCTAGAACAACTAACAAACTTGTTCCCGTTTATATGCCTCAAGAAATTGATGATGCTCGCAAGCCTGAGAGAGTTTATATACAAAACGATATGTTGGGTAGAAGCCCTATGCCAACAACGGCTGCCATCTATGACCTTGTGATGTATCAAGGTGATAGCTTCTCAATCATTTTAGATTTCCCAGATACTTACAGCATTACTAACCTAGTATTTAAAGCACAAATCAGAACATACCCAAACGCTCCAGCAAGATACGCAGAGTTCACAGTTACTGTTACAGATCCGGTGCTAAAGAAAATTCAATTATCTTTAACAAAACAACAAACAGCTTACCTACCTGTTCGCGCTTTCTGGGATCTACAGGCAACCTCTACAGTAGATGCTACTTTCCAAAAAACATACATCAAAGGACAGGTGTTCGTAACTCAACAAGTGACGGTTGACTAATGCCAGAAGAAATTCAAATATCGGTATCGCCGCAACCTGAAATTCAAGTATCCATAGGAAGTAACGGTGCTACGGGCGCTACAGGGCCTACGGGCGCCGTTGGAGCCACAGGAGCCACCGGATCTACTGGATCCACAGGTCCTACAGGAACTGCTGGCGTAGCGGGCGCTACGGGCGCTACAGGTGCCACTGGAGCGACTGGTCCTATTGGTTTTATTGGTCCAGAAGGTTCAACCGGTCCTACGGGTGCTACTGGCGCGACTGGAGCAACAGGTGTAACAGGACCTGCGGGTGCAACAGGTGCATCTGGCGCACAAGGCGTATCAATAACATTAAAAGGATCTGTAGCCAATCTAGGTGACCTTTCAAATTTAAGTCCAGCTCCAGCTATTAATGATGCGTGGATCGTTGAGTCAACAGGAAACTTATATGTTTGGTCTTCAACTGGCTTTGTAGATGCAGGTCAAATTGTTGGTCCTACAGGCCCAACTGGACCTCAAGGAGCGACTGGTTACACAGGACCGCAAGGTATTACTGGTCCTACTGGAGCGCAAGGTCCTACAGGTTTAACAGGAAGCACAGGTGCTACTGGCGCAACTGGTGCAACAGGATCTACAGGAAGTACTGGTGCAACAGGAGCTGATTCAACTGTTCCTGGACCTACAGGTGCAGCAGGAAGCACAGGACCAACAGGTCCAACGGGCGCTACTGGCGATGCTTCAACAGTTCCGGGTCCAACTGGTTCAACTGGATCAACAGGTGCTACGGGAGCGACAGGTGCAACTGGCCCTACAGGCGCAGATTCAACAGTGCCAGGTCCAACAGGACCTACTGGAAATTTAGGACCAACAGGTTCAACTGGTGCAACTGGACCGACAGGTCCTACTGGTGCTACTGGTGAAGCTGGCACTGGCGTAACAATTCTTGGTTCTTATCCAAGTCTTGCTGCATTACAAGCAGCACAGCCAACTGGAAATCCAGGAGATGGTTATCTTGTTGCTGGTGATCTTTATGTTTGGTCAGCATCTTCATCTAGTTGGGTAAACGTTGGAAATATTCAAGGCCCAACAGGTGCAACAGGTGCAACAGGAGCTACTGGTGCAACGGGTCCAACAGGCCCAACAGGTGCAACCGGATCTACTGGTGCTACTGGTGCGTGGGATTATTACAGTACAACACCTCCAACTGGCGCAAGCACTGGTCAAGCTTGGTTTGATCCAAATACAGGCGGAATTTTTATCTTTTATGATGGATACTGGGTTGAAACAGGAGCCGCGCCAATTGGTCCAACAGGTCCTATCGGTCCTACAGGTTCAACAGGTTCAACTGGTGCGACAGGTCCACAAGGACCAACAGGAGCGGCGAGCGCCGGTCAAGTCGGTCTTTCATGGTGGTTAGGAGTTTAATGTGGCAGGTATAGAGAGATTAGCAATTTACGATCAAACAACTACCACCGCGTTTGGCTCTGGCAATACGGCGTATACAGCTACTGGAAATTTTTTAGTATCCGTTATTGCTACTAATACTGCTGCAACTGATGCAGAAATTTATGTAACTCTTAAAACCTCTGGCGGATCTGAAACTGCTGGAGCGCTAATAGCACATAAACTACCGCTTCCCGCTTATAATAGTTATGAAACATTTCGATTTGGAATGGACAATACCGACGCCATCGTGGTTGCCGGATCTGGAGGAGTGCGCTTCTTCGTTCAAGGAATTGAACAGATCTAGGAGAGTAAATGCCGGGATATGCCTATCCAGTTGATGCGGTCTCCGCTGCTGGCACCGCTAAGAGCATAAGTTTCTTAGTCACTGACACCGCAGCCTCTACTGCTACAACAATTTTTACAGCCACCTCAAAAACAAAAGTTAACTCCATTGTTGCTGTTCATACTGGAGCCAGTGATACAGGGATCCTGCCTGTTGAAGTTTACATTGGTCGCGGATCGCCAACTGTAAAGCACTTACTTGCTAAGAACCGTGTCCTTAAAAACAACTTTATTGTTTTGCCAGTTGTTTCTGGAGATAGTCGCGTTGGAGAAGATGGAGATCCAATTACTATCGGCTATAACAAGGTGATGCCTGAAGTTGTCCTCCAAACTGGAGACAAGCTTTATGCCACTTGCCCGTTTGAAGATGTAATCCAGATCCATATTGAACTGACCGAAGGGATCAAGTAGTGCCTCTAGTACCGCAGTTTATTAACATTGATGGGGCGGCCGGTACCCTCAATACCTCAAACCTTGAGGATATTGCCGACAAAATATTCTATGGAGCTCGCCAAGACATAGATACAGGAAAGACCTATATTGATATTATTGCTGGTGGAACTGCTATTAACCTAGGCGACAGCTCCTTCTCGGTCCGTTCAGATGATTATCTGAACTGGATGTGGAGTAGCAATACTTTACGTTTTAGTGTTAATGCAACTGGCCACATCTTGATGGAGGTTTACTAATGGCACAGATTCTTGATCTGGGCAAATTCCGCTTTGACTATCGCGGAACATACAGCGACGCTACTCAATACGAGCGCAACGATGTGGTCACATACGGCGGTAACGTTTATGTTTATAAACTAACCACAGCCAGCACAGGTAATTTACCGACAGATGCTGCCTTCTGGGATCTAATGGTAGAAGGATTTAACTATCGTGGGATTTGGGCAACTGGTACTCAATATCAGATTTCTGACTTGGTTTCATACGGCGGTAAAATTTATATTGCCCTTCGCGACACTATTGGTGATAACCCAGTAACAGCAAATGAAGACTGGTCCGTATTTGTTGATGGTATTCAATATGAAGGCGCTTGGTCTTCGTCTACCCCTTATCAAAAAGGTGACGTTGTTAAGTACGGCGGAAACATTTGGATTGCAACAACAAACAGTACTAACACCATTCCAGTTACTGGAGGTTCATGGGAACTTCTTGTTTACGGTGTTGAATGGAAAGGTGCATACAACGACGCAACTGCGTACAAAGTAAACGACATTGTTTCTTACGGTGGTAAGTCTTACATTTGTATCCTTGCTGCAACTGGAAACGAACCAGCGCAAAACCCATCTAACTGGGCTCTATTTAGTCAAGGCTTTCAATGGGAAGGCGTATGGTCTTCTTTAACTAATTATCAATCCGGAGATGTTGTTAACTACGGTGGTCTTGTATATGTAGCAATTGCTGACTCTCTTAACGTAGCACCAACTGATCCTCTTTCTTGGGCAGTGCTCATCGAAGGTATTGCTTGGAAGGGTTCATACAACGCCCTTACTACTTACAACAAAAACGACATTGTTTCTTACGGCGGTTCATCTTGGATTGCTAAGCAAAATACAACTGGTAACGCCCCAACTGTAGGTGCTAACTGGGATACGCTAGCCGCGGGTACATTCCCTAACTACGCTACTGAAGCAGGTAAGTTCCTTTCAAACGATGGAACGCAAGTACTTTGGGTATCAGATGTAACTGTTGATACTCTTACCGCAACCACTCAAGCTTTTGTTGGTACAGATGCTGAAACAGATCACGATGATAAAGCGCTAACCAACGCAGTAGCTTTCTTCCGCTTTGATAATGACGCACAAGAAGACGGCTTTGCTCAGATTGCCTTTAGCAACGCAGATCGCACCTCTTCAACAGATATTCAAGTTATCGCTAATAACGGAGATGACTCAACTGGTTGGGCTTCTTTCGGTATCACCGGATCTGACTTTAGCGATCTAAACTACGGTATTACTGGACCAAACGATGCTTACATCTTCTTTGACGCTCCAGTAACTGTTACTAAAACCATTACTAATAAAGCGCTTACAGCTAACGTAGCGACCCTTACAACAGGCACCGCTCACGGAATTAGCGTAGGAGCTAAGGCGGTTATTACAGGCGTAGACGCTACCTTCAACGGTACCTACTATGTAACAGCTGTCCCAACACCTACAACCTTTAGATACGCCAAGACTGCTACTAACGTAACCTCCGCTGCGGTATCCCCAGCCGGATCAGTAACCTTTAACGCGGGAGCTGGCGGTAGCCTTGTATTCGCTACAGGTGAAAACGGAACAGATAACAAGATTGTATTTGCCGCTGGTGGTTTTGCTACTGGTGACACTCAGATGGAGATTACTCCTGGCGTAAACGTACACATTGAAATCCCAACACCTTCTACCTCACCAACTACAGGTGCTCTCACAGTCGTGGGTGGTGTTGGTATTCAAGGTGATATGAACATTCAAGGTAACGTAGCAATCGTAGGTACCATCTCCTTTGGTGGATCTGGTACAACGGTTACAACCGCAAACCTTGCTGTTGATGCTCCGATTATCTTCTCAGGTACAGGAAACGTAGATGACCTAATTGACTTGGGTCAAGTTGGAGAGTACACAGTTGCTATCTCTAACATTGTAGCCTCTGTCAACAATAAGGCTCTTACAGCGAATGTAGCAACACTTACAACCGCAGCTTCACATGGCTTTACTACAGGTCAGGTTGTTGTTATCACAGGTGTAGGTGCTCCGTTTGATGGAACATTCACAATCTCTGGAACCCCATCTGTAAACTCATTTACATACGCTAAAGAAGCAACAAATGTTACTTCAGCGGCGGTATCTCCAGTAGGAACTGCAACAGTAACTCGTGATCGCCGATACGCAGGTATCGTACGCGATGCTTCTGACGGAATTGTAAAGGTCTTTACAGGACTTACCGCAAAGCCAACAACAGCAGTTAATTTCTCTGACGCTGGTATCTCATTTGCGCCAGTTCGAGTAGGCGCACTAACGGCAACTACAATCAGTTCATCTGGCGGAATTACCTCTACGACTACTGGAAACAGCCTTGTTGACCTAACTCTTAGCGGTACTGGAAATACCTTTGGATCGTCAACAATTGCCGGATCTCCAACCTTCTCTGGTAACCCAACATTCTCAGGAACCCCAGTATTTAGCGGTTCTCCATCATTTACTGGAACCCCAACCTTCACAGGCGGTGTTCGAGTTCAGGAAATGATTGAAGACGTAGTAGATCTTGCTCTTTCTTCAAACGTAGCTTCAATTGACTATAACTTAGGTGGTGTTTTCTGGGTAACAAGCACACCATCTGCAAACATGACTTGGAATATTGTTAACGCCCCAACAACAGATGGTAGAGTGTTCACCATTAACGTGGTGGTAACTCAAGGATCCACAGGCTACATACCTTCCACGTTTACTGTTAATGGTGGAGGCGTGACCATGAAATGGGCCGCTGGTGTGACACCAACTCCAACATCATCTTCTGGTAAAATTGACATATTCACATTGACTGTGGTCCGTAGAGCTTCTACATACACATTGTTAGGTTCTGCTAACCTCAACTTCTAAGGAGAAGTAAATGCCTTTTGTAAGTAGTGTTAGAGGAACTTTTGGAGCGACCTCTGAGAATCGTGGTGTAGGTAATCCTGGACCTATTGCTGAATTAGTACGACAAGATCCAAATAGTTCTGGCTTACCTACTGGTGGAACTATTACCCTTGCCGGTGGTTACAGAATCCACACATTTCTAAACGCTCAATCTGGAACTAATTTTCGCACTCCGTTTGCTGCATCCGCGTCCTTTCCTGTCGAATACATGGTTATTGCTGGTGGAGGAGCTGGCTTTACAACTCACGGTTCCGGTGGAGGTGGCGCTGGAGGATACAGAACTGGGACATTTACTGGCGGACTTAACGCTAATACAAATTACCCAGTTGTTGTAGGTGCGGGTGGACCGGGAACTAATAATGCCTCTCAAAGTGGGGGAGCCTCTTCTTTTAATGGAATAAATACAACTGGTGGTGGACGCGGTGGATCTAACCACCCGTCTAACCCTTTAGGGGCACAACCTGGTTTATCTGGAGGAAGCGGTGGAGGAGTTGGGTATCACTGCGGAGGTGGTGGTGGAGGATCGTCTGGAGCTGGAACATTTGGAACTAGTGGTTCTGAGCACACCAATAGAGGATCTGGAAACGCGGGAGGATATAGTCCATCTGAAGGATTTCCAGGCGGTGGTGGGTCTACTAACCCTGGAGGCACTGGCGGAACTGGAGGACCAGGTACATCTAACTCTATATCTGGATCTTCTGTTGTTTACGCTGCAGGAGGCGGAGGCGGAGCGCACAGTGGAACTGGTGGTCCTGGAGGATCAGGCGGCATAGGCGGACCTGGAGCACCTTCCAACCAGAGAGGTGCCGATCAACCGCCACCAGCTCAAAACTCGGGATCAGGCGGTGGCGGATCAGAGGGTGGACCTTCTGGATTGGCATCTATGCCTGGCGCTAACGGAATTGTAATCATTAGATATCCAGCATAGTATTTGCTATGCCTCAATTTCGAACTACTTATAACATCCTAACCAAATCTGATGAAGATGAATTGTTTGATCCTAATTGGATGGACTCTGACAAAATAATTCTTCCTCCTAGGGTAGAGTGGGATTATTCCAGAGAACTTCAAATTGAAGATGTAAACATTTGGGAAATTATTTATCAACAAGGCGGCGGTATAGGACTATACGCAGCTTGGGACCCGTTTGCAGAATTTTACATGCTTACTTTACCTTATTTTAAATCTATTCCTAATTCTATAGAGACTTTTTACGGACCCAAGGCTAGTGAAAGAGCTTATAAAAGAGCAATAGAACTAGGGATGCCTATAAGACTAAACAAAATATGGGTAGATCCGGATAAGGCGTGGCTATACGAGTAATGATATATTCCTCCATATGAGGCTGTTTAAATACGTTTCAAAAATAGAATTTGCAGAGCCATTAGTTTCTGCGTCCAGCACTGTCCCAGATTGGTATAAAAATATTCCTCCGTTTATAGGAGGGAAACCAATTATTGAAAACTATAACAAACCTAATATAACTGTAAAAAATTGTATTCCATTTTTAGAGTCGTTAACTACAGGTTACATGATTACTACATGGCAAGACATGCAAGTGACTTCTACGGAGTTTGGACCAAAAATATCTTGGCTTATTGAACCAGACCCAGCTATTATTAGGGGTCCACAACCAGGGTTGCCTATCCCAAAGGGACATAGCGCCTTGCACTTTGCTTGGAATCTTCCAATAAATTATAAAACCCCTAAAGGCTACAGCGTATTAATACTCCACCCATTAAACAGATTTGATCTTCCGTTTACCACCTTATCTGGAATTATTGATTCTGAAGACGGTATGTTTGGTGGTCAACTTCCATTTTATTTGCATGATGGTTTTGAGGGCATAATTCCTAAAGGAACCCCAATAGCACAAATTATTCCTTTTAAAAAGGAAAGCTGGGCAAAAGAAAAAGACGAATCTTTAATTCAAACAGGTAAAAAAATAAAGTATTTATCAACATCTGTGCTTAAAGGTTGGTACAAAAAAAGTGTTTGGAAGAAAGTTAAATATCAATAATTATTGATATTTTTTTTTACTCCAATAGTTTTTCTTATACGCCCTGTCTATAGTACTTTTTAAAATATCTCTAGAATGTTTAATGTTTTTATCGTTTCCGTAAGGTACTATTTCACTTTGCCAAGTTTCTCTTTTAAAAGGTATTACTTGAGCTATGGGGGTTCCTTTTTTTATTATCCCCTCAAAGTCTTTTCGCAAATAAAAAGGAAAAGATACAGAAGAAAAATAATATTTATCAGTATCTACTACTCCGCTAAAAGACAAGAAAGGAAGATCGGTTCGGTTTAAAGGGTGAGTAATAAGAACGCTATATCCGGGAGGAGTTTTAATTACATAAGTACCTAGCCATTTGTACGGCGTTTGTTCATATTCTTCTGGGCACGGGAGTAAAGGAGCTTGCTCAATAGTATGAGGTTCGACTATTTTAAATGTTGTGCCCCAAGAAAACCTATAACTTTCAGGCTCTTTACTTATTTGAACATCCGAAGGTAAAGAAAATATATAACCAGAAGTTAAAGAGTCTAAAAATGGTGAGCAGTGTTTTACAGTAGAGTTTGGATTACCCGTGTTTAATAATTTATTATTTGATGATGGGTTTACTTTCTCGGGCATGTCTTTAAACCATTTAGGAATAAATGCTGTCGCGGGTTTTGGATACGCCTCCAAAACTTCGTATACCTCTGACTCAGGAATAAATTGTATTTTTGTTTTTTTGTTAAACACGATTATCCTTGTTAAAATAAAATTTATTATTTAAATAATCGTAAATGTGAGGAGCCGCCTGAGCGTTTAACTCCCACTTTGCTTTTCTTTCATCAAAAATAGATTTAAAGTGAGCAGCTAAATCCTCATAACTAATACCATCCCACAACTGCCATCTATCAATAACTGCGTGGTTAGCTCTTGTAACCATCTCCATGCCTCTAGAGATATTTGCGTAAAGGTCAAAAAACGTTCTAAGGTCAGGGGTATCCACTAACGCCCTTTTTATAAATGATTGAAATCCGTGATATGAGTACATATGATTAGACGCAATTGCACCAGTGTCAAATTTTTTATTTTTTATTTCTTTCCAGTACTCACTGTCATCTCGAACTGAAGAAGCATAAAATAAAGAAATTCCATCAGCCCATACCATGTATAAATTTTTCATGTAGGCGTTGTAATGATCAATGGCAAATTGATTTAAATCTTTTCTATTTAAGATTCTTATAAGCTGAGTGATAGACTCCTGTATAAAATAAAGACCTGTGCCCTCAAGTGGCTCTAAAAACCCGCTAGACAAGCCAATGGAAACTACATTTTTTATCATGCCTTCTTCGTAGAATCCAGCCCTCATCCTAACTTCAAAAAATGGTAAGTCGTCAATTTCTTCTTTTGAAAGGCGCAGGGGGGTTTTTGTGCTTGCTAAGTAAGATTTAAATTCTTCTAAGGCTAACTCTGGGTCGGTGTGTTTATCAGAGTAAGCGTAGCCGTTTCCTATCCTTGACCAAATAGGCGTATACCATGCCCATCCATTTTTTAACGCTGTTGAGTTTGTGTAAGGAGTCATTTCTGAATAAATATCTTTATATTTTATAGGGGTAGCCCAGGCCCTGTTATTAGGCAATTTATAGGATAGATCAACAAACTTAGAATTCATTTTTTTACTGATTAATAGGCTCTTAAAACCAGTTGAGTCGATGAATAAATCTCCTTCTACTCTAGATCCATCATCTAAAACAATAGACACAACTTTTTCCTCAAAAATGTCAGCGTCTATAACGTCTGCTTGTATGTACTTTACGCCCAAAGAAATGCAACGATCTTTTAAGTAGTCAGCTAATTTAGGAGCATTTAAATGATAGCCTCGTTGTGTATTAGGGTCGTAATTATCAAACTCCCCGTTTAAATTGTCAGTAATTTTATTTTTTATGTAAACAGCGTGAAGAGGAGAAACAGATGCGGTAAAATCAGTTACTGGTAGCTCTTTATAAAAAGCCTTAACCACATCCCAAGCGTCTAAGCCTAATGCCGTAAGGCCTTCGGTATAAGCCTCGCCAAATGGATAGTAAAACCCACCGTCACCTAAATAATAAAAATCTTGAAATTTAACTGCTTGTTTATAAATCGCTTCGGATCCTACCATAAACTCAGCTTCGTCTATTTTTAGCATGTCTTTTATAAAATGCCTAAAAGTAGCAGTAGTGCTTTCGCCTACTCCTATTCTAGGAATTACTTTAGATTCAATCAAAGTCACTTCTTTTTCTGGGTAATAACGCCTAAACGCTGTAGCGGCAAGCCAACCAGAAGATCCGCCTCCAACAATAACAACTTTTGAAATCATAATAAGTTTTCCTTTATGTCTTGTAAAACTAAGCCTTTTATTTTAAATGTAGAGTAGTACTTGTTAAACTGTTTTAACCCCAATTTTGTTAACGAATAGCAATCTTTTTGATACAAATCAAATTTTGGAGAATATCTAAACTGCTTAAACAAAATAGATTCTTCGGTGTGAAACCTGATATACGAATAAATTTCACCTTGTTCTACCGTAAAAGTGTCATAGTCTTTTTTTAAATAAAAAGCATAGTCAGAATTTCTAAACCATTTACCAATGTTAAACTTACCTGTTATAGGTATACAAGCTTTAGTAATATTGTTATCTTCTAAATATGGGTACTCATATAAAGTCACCTCTAAGTCGGGAGCATCTGTAAAAAATATATATCTATTTTTAAATGAAAAAAGTTTTTTTTCTAGTGATCTTATTAAAACATGAGCTTCAAAAAACTCTTGATCGTACTTTTCTGTTCTTACCTCTGACCCCGAGACAGTAAAAGAATAATCGTACAAAGATCGAAGAGCAAATACATTTTTTAAATTACTGTTAAAGCCGGGGCAAGGAGCTACGCTAGACAGCTCTGTTGATTGGTCTAATAAATCTTTTTTATAAAAATTAGAACTAACGAGATCTGGAGCTTTTGCTGCCATCCACTCATCTTCTAGACACGCCCAATAAACAGTTATTGTCATAGCGGCCTAATAAAAGATTGTGCTGTTATACGAAATTGTGTATCTGATTTAACTGGGGTGACGCCGTGAGCCAAGCCAGAGGTATTTACTACAGCTGTATTAAAATGTGGAAAAATTATTTTCCATTCGTTATCTTTTGAGTCTAACCATTGAAACAAACCACCTTCGTTATAGTCCCAAGTTGGGTTTAAATAAACAGTGATTGCTTTTGAAGAGTCAGAGTCTGTGTGGCTTGGTATATAAGAATTCTTAAACCAAACATATAAATTTGCATTAGTGTACAAAGGTTTATCTGTTTTTGAATTAAATATTCCAACAGATTCTAATTGTTCCTGAAATGTTTCTGCTAAATATTTAGGCATGCGTATACATAAAACTGGAGCACTATCTCTAACTATGCCTTGATCCCAAGCAAAATTTGTCCAAACTAATAAATTTTCTTGCGGGTACTCTTGTTGATCCATTACAACTTTAAAAGCAAAATCATATAGTTGATTAGCAAACTCTGGTTTTAATACATTTGAATAGGTTTTCACTACAGAGGCCTGTCGTGCATCCATGTAACTAAGGCATATTTTGTTCCTGAAGTTACTGGGTGAGCAATGTGAGCGTAGGCATAATTAGAAGGAAATAGCAATAACATTCCTGGTTTTGGTTTTATTTTTACACCAAAGTTTACAAACTCTACTTCTCCGCCTTCGTATCCGTCGTTCAGATAGACAATAGCGGACACCGCTCTTCCTGTAGAAGTGGTTCCGTCAGCATGGGCTTTATATTCTTGCCCAGTTGAATACTTAAGCATGTTGTAATGCTCATGGTAAAGAGAGTCTATGTCATGCCTTTGTGCGTACGGTATAGAGGCGGCTAGTAATAATAAATACATTTGATTATGAATAGCTTGAGACACTGGATTGTTGTCTTCTATAGCAGAAAGGGTAATTCCTAAGTGATAGTTAGTGCGCTTATCTTGATAAACTCCACTTCCTATCGTAGTAGCTCTTTTCCAAGCCATTCCAGAAGAACCACCAGAACACTCTTTTTCTATTGCCTCTATAGTTTGATACGGATCAGGCCAAGCATTTTCAAATACATCAATGCACCCACCTAAAGTAACGGTAGGAGAAATCCTGCCGGGAAATAATCCGCTTTCCATCCTAGCAGTCATTTGTATCTCCGATCATAACCGTGCTTATTAATCATCTCAGCTGATGATTTGTAAGTAGCTTCGTTAGCCTTTATGCCGTGTCCTTCTACAATTCTATTAAAGAAATTAAAAGCCGCGCAAACACCAATAGCATCTTTCAACTCTTCTTCAGTAAACCCCGAGGAAATAACCTTGTCTTTATCCGCTTGAGTTAAAGAGGACGGCGCCTTAGTTAATTTTTCTACATACTCTAAAATTGGTTGAAGCCTATGAGCGCTATCTTTTGCGTCAAAAATAGACATATCAACCTCATCGGCACCTAGTGATTTGGCGAACTCTCTGTGGGATCCATAACAATACTCACACCCGTTTAGGTAACTGGTATAGGCTGCAATCACCTCTCTGTCCTTTGGTGACAAGTGCGATTCTTCTCTAAGAAGCTCTTGCGCCAAAGTTAGCGTTACCATGTATTTATTAGGTCTTTGAAAAAAGACATCAGTAATCTCTGATGCGTCTTTAAGACTGTCAAAATATGTCATTATTTTTTCTCCTTAATAACTGGGTCTAGTCGATCCCAATACCCACCCGCATTTCCGCGGAATACCTGCCCAGTCTCTTGATCCACCAGTAGCCACTTCTCAGGACAGTAGGTGGTTACCTTTAGCTCTACCTGCTTCTCGGTTTCTTCAAAGATAAAAGGCTTTCTCACGGCGTTATCTTAGCAGTACCTTCTTAAATTAAAGCCGTACAATAACTATCATGCCAATTGACTTTCCCGATTCCCCCACGCTTAACCAGCTCTTTACGGTTAATAATCAAACATGGCGTTGGGATGGATCGGTTTGGAGAATCAATGAGGCACAAGGTATTCAAGGTCCAACGGGAGCCACAGGTCCTACAGGTCCGACAGGAGCTACTGGTCCGTTAGGCCCAACAGGCTCTACTGGTCCTACTGGATCAACTGGTCCTACATCAACAGTTCCTGGACCAACAGGGCCAACAGGACCTACGGGTCCAACCGGATCTACTGGACCAACAGGTGAGATCTTTCAAAATGTTGATGGAGGTTCAGCCACTGCGGTGTTCGGTGGGTCAACTATTATTGATTGCGGAAACGCGTTAGGAGTGTAAATGGCCGTTCGTGTTCAGTTCCGTCGTGATACTGCGACTGCGTGGACTACCGCTAATCCAATTCTTTCACAAGGTGAAGTTGGCTACGAGTACGACACTGGTAAGTTTAAAGTCGGTAATGGTATTCAAGCTTGGAACTCAATTGCGTATTCCTCTGGTCCGACAGGACCTGCTGGTCCAGCTAACACATTAACAATTGGTAGCGTCACATCTGGCGCTGGAGCTGGTGCAAGCGTTTCTGGTACTGCGCCAAATCAAACACTTAATTTAGTTTTACCTATTGGACCTACTGGAGCAACAGGAGCGACAGGTGCGACGGGAGCAACAGGCGCTACAGGTGCAACAGGACCAAGCGTAACAGGACCTACAGGAGCTACGGGCGCCACTGGCGATACTGGAGCAACGGGCGCAACTGGAGCTACTGGAACTAACGGAACTAATAGCGTCGTAGCGGCAACTGCTCCGATCACATATGACAGCTTAACTCAAACTGTTGGAATCAATCTTTCTAATTTATCTCTTACCTCACCTACAGTTTCAGGTTTGAGTCTGTCCGACTCAAGTATTGTTGTTGAGGGAGCTACCGCCAATGATTTTGAAACCACACTTCAATTTACAGATCCAGTCGCGGATGTAACCGTAACAGTTCCTGCTGCAGATACCACTTTGCTTGGTAGCCATATTGCTACAGCAAAGGGAGATTTACTTGCGGCGACCGGCGCTAATGCTATTACTCGACTTCCTGTGGGAACAGACACCTATGTCCTCAAAGCTAAATCCTCTACCTCTACAGGACTTATTTGGGTTGATGAAACTTCAGCCTCTGCCGGATCTAGAAACGAAGACCTTAATGCAGTAGATGTCGCACCTCGCCAAGGTAACTGGAGTGGATCTGTGGCTACAGGAAATGTCTACTTTACTTTCTTTACTCCTCGTTATGAAGTAACGGTTGATCAGATTCGTGTTGTAAGCGCGGCTACCGCGGCTACTGGAACTACCCTTGCCCGCCTTGGTTTATATACCTTTGACGGTACCACCGCTACATTAGTAGCAAGAACCGCCTCTGACACCAGCTTATTTGCAAGCACCAACACTGCTTATGTTCGCAACTTGGATACCACTGGTGGTTACCCAGCAACCTACACATTGTTGGCTGGACAAAGATATGCGCTCGGAGTCATATGGGTAGGAACATCTCCTGCAAACCTTTACACAGCTTTTGACTTGATTCCATCTGCAATGGGAGCGCTCTCTCCAAGAATGACAGGTTTGGTATCTGCTCAAGCCGATCTTCCAACTACCGCTTCATCCTTTACATCAAGTATCGTTGGAGTGTGGGGGAGGTTCGAATAATGCCACGTAGAAGTTTAGGTATTGATCCAGAAACTGGTGCTGAGAAGTTTGAAGTAACAGATGACTCTGGCGCAGTAATCGGATACGACTTAGTATTTTCTGAGTAATGAAGGTAGCGATTTATACAATCGCCCTTAACGAAGAACAATTCGTAGAACGCTGGTTTAGATCCGGCGAAGGCGCCGATTACTTCATGATCATGGACACAGGGTCAACTGACCGTACTGTGGAGAAAGCTTTAGAACTTGGGATCAATGTTCACCAAGTAACCATTAAGCCGTGGCGTTTTGATGACGCTCGCAATGCTGCGCTCTTCATGCTCCCTACAGATATTGATTACTGCATCGCTCTTGATATGGACGAGGTTCTACAACCCGGTTGGCGTGAAGAACTTGAGCGAGCGCACGAGCAGGGGATTACTAGACCCCTCTACAGATTTATAACATCATGGCTTCCAGACGGAAGTCCTGGCACAGAGTTTGACGGCTTTAGAATCCACACTCGATTTGGATATCGCTGGCGTTTTCCGATCCATGAAATACCTAGCCCCTACGGTATTGAGGAAAAGCGTCTTAAGATGAACTTTGAAATACATCATCGCCCTGACAATAATAAGTCAAGAGGACAGTATTTACCTCTACTTGAAATGGCAGTTAAAGAAGATCCGCATAGTGAGCGGGCATCTTTTTACTTTGCAAGAGAACTTTATTTTCATGGCAGATTTGAACAGTCAGCAAAAGAGTTTAAGCGCTACCTAACTATGGCTTGGTGGGCGCCTGAAAAAGCATCAGCTATGAACTACCTTGCTCGTGTAGAACCAGAGAACGCTCCTTACTGGTGCGAAAAGTCTATTGCCGAATACTCTGGTAGCAGAGAGCCAATGGTTCTATTGGCGCGGCACTACTATGACAAAGACTGGAGCCTATGCCTTGACTGGGCGCAGAACGCTCTTCTTATAAAAGAAAAAAGACTTGATTACATCGTTGAAGACTTTGCTTGGGGACACGAGGTATATGACTTAGCGGCGCTTGCTGCTTATAACTTAGGGCTTACAGAATTGGCTATTGAATACGGGCAGAAGGCGGTGGAGCTCAACCCCACAGACGAGCGGTTAAGCCGTAACCTAGTATTCTACAAAGCCAAGGAGAGCTAATGCCACAAAGATCCTTTGAGCCGGGTGGTCGGTTCTCTACTGACTGGGAACTTGATGAAGTTGGTGTTGGCATCACCGTAGACGCAACTAATCCTTTTGGTACCTCTGCGGAGTGGTGGATCTATAACGATGCCGCCTCTACTAAAGATCCTATTTATGATGTTGAACCCGTCGGTAGCGGTCGCGTATGGAACGGTCCTTACGAACTATTTGTTATCAGTGCATCTATTACCCATGGCGTTAACCAAACTAATCAACGAGGCTTCTACTCATCCGATTCCCTCAAGTTAACTATAAACATTGATGATCTACAAGAAATTAGCCCTGAGCTTTTCTTTGATGAACGCGGCTTTATCCGACCACAGATTAACTTTGCTAACAAGTATCGAGTGGCTTGGCAGGGTCAGGTGTACCGTCCGATCCAAACACAGACCCAAGGGTATGTCACCGATCGCGGTACAATTATTGTTCTCAAGTGTGCTCAACTTATGCCTGAAGAACTTGTTAACGATGCTCAGTTCGCAACTTACGCTCAATCCTAAAAGAAAGAAGAAATAAACATGCCTAAGAGAATCGGTCAAACTGCGGGAAAGGACCCAAAGAAGTCTGTAAATGTTGCCTTGACTGGTAGCAAATACAAAACTGGAGGCGCTAAATCCCGAAAGAAAGCTGGCGGAATTATCCGCAAACCTAAAGCCACTATCCGCTATAGAAAAAAAGGCTAATAATGGCAAAGACCTTGAAAGTTGCTGGGGTTAAACACACCGTTAAGAAAAACAAAAAAGGCGATGTATTAGTTGACCACGAAGCCAAGGCAAAGGCTGGCAAGTGGGATAAGATTAACCTCACTAAAAAGGGCGGATCTAAAACAGTCAAAGAAGGTGTCAAAGCCGTCAAAGACTGGCACAAAAAGAATCCGCACAAGAAAGAGAAATAATGGCAAAGCAAGGTCCATGCTGGGACGGCTATGTCCAAGTTGGTTTTAAAATGAAAAATGGCAAGAAGGTTCCTAACTGTGTCCCAGAAGGATCCGGCAAGAACAAAGTCGCAAAGCCCAAAAAACAGAAAGCAGGTAAGAAGTAATGTGCGCTACATGTGGTTGCATGGGTAACAAAAAGAAAGCCCCAGCTAAGAAGGCAGCAGCAAAAGGATTATCTTCTAAGCAAAAGAAACTTGATAAAGACAAGAACGGCAAGCTAGAAGGATCTGATTTTGCCGCTCTTCGTAAGAAGAAGAAGTAATGTGCGCGACCTGCGGCTGTGGCCGTCCCAAGGACAAGCACGGGATGAAGACCCTCAAAGCAGCGAACAAGAAGTTTGCTGCAAAGAAGGATGCGCCTGTAAAAGACAAGAAGAAGGGTAAAAAATAATGGGATGCAAGAAAGATAACTGCAAGTGCTCCTGCAAAGTTTGTAAAGGGAAGCATTGATGCCCAAAACCCCTAGCTTCATGAAAGGCAAATACACAAAGTCCAAGGACGAAAAAATGGATGCCCGTCTTATGAAAAAAGCTGGCATCAAAGACAAGGACGATAAGGCTATGTTCGAAAAATTGGACAAAGCCCATGGCAAAAAGAAGAAGCCAAAGACCATAGCTGAGGATCGCAAGAAAGACGATGCGATTATCAAGAAGGTCAAGGCAAAAGAAAAAGCTGAAGAAAAAGCCGAAAAGAAGAAAGAAAAGAAGTAAAGCTAAGCCCCCGAAAGGGGGCTTTTGCCTTTATACTATTTTTGATTCCATGCGGGAATCAAAGCTCTACCCCTGCGCTGTACACGTGCCCTACTCCATAAGGAGACTGCGATGTTTGGTTTACCGAACCAACCAAAAGTAGATAAGCCTGATCAAGTTCTGTTTGCTAAAGAGATAGCAAAGAACCTTCCTGACAAGGACGACAGCACAAAACTTTTCTACGGCGCATTAGGGGCATATGTAGTAGGGAAGGCTTTGAGGCGTGATCGCAGAAACAAATGAAGTAGACGCCACTGTCTCTGACGCTGCCTTCTACCTAATCCCCGTATTGACTGACGAGCTTCAGTCCCTAGCCCTTGCCTCTAACTGGCCGGCTAAAGTTGTTAAACAATTGACTGTTTCCTTTGATGGAGCTTCCCTTTATATTGATTACCCAGATGAGGTAGCTCAGATAGTCCAGGATCTGGAATACGGAAAAACTGGACAGGTGCCTAACTCAGTATTGAGATCTTTCATTTACAAAATCCAGCCGTTGATTAAAGAATTTTATAAAGACCATGTCGCGTCCAACCTCTTTAATCTAGAGGAGATATATGCCTAATCCATTTGTTATTGCTGAAGACCTAGCCTTGAAAACTTACCTAGCTGGTATGACGGTCTCTGATGAAAAGAATATGGGAAGAACTGTTCAAGTGTGGTTTGGGTACCCAGATGTGGAAATACGCGACCAAAAGTTTCCTTTTGTCACCATTGACCTTTTAGATATTGTTCCAGCAAATGATCGACAGATTCAAGGTCGTATTGCTGATTCAGACTATCAAGGAACGATTGCGGCAAGTGGCTCACTGATTTACACCTATGATGTCCCAGTGGCATATGACATTGTGTATCAAATTACTTCACATTCGCGCCACCCACGCCACGATAGAGCTTTATTGATTCAACTACTACAAAAGTTTCCATCAAAGTACGGCAAGCTAGCTGTGCCAAATCAGTTAAACACTGAGACGGCATATCGAAGTATGTTCCTTGATGGATATACAAAACTAGACGGAGTTGAGGAGGATACCGGCGGAGCTCGTCGTATTCTTCGCAACGCATTAACAGTCAGAGTGATAAGTGAGATGTCACCTTATGTGGCAGTCACCGCAACTCCAATTGTTGATGAAGTCTTTCTGGATAAGACGACTCCCCCTACTGGCTACACGATGGTCTAATACATGGATACTCTGTTTAAAACTAAGGAGATAAACTAATGGCATTTCAACGCCCTGGGGTTTATGTACAAGAAGTACTAAATCCCATTCAATCAACAGTGGGGCCAAACTCCGATTCTGTTGGCGCATTTATTGGCGCTAACGATCGTGGACCTACTGTTCCAACGCTGGTTACTTCATGGAGCCAGTACACAAATCTATTTGGAACATGGAACACCGTAGCAAGTAACGACTTGCCTCTTGGTGTTTATATGTTTTTTGCAAATGGAGGAAGCCGCGCATATGTTGAGCGCGTCGTAGGAGCTGGAGCCGCAAGCGCTGTCCGTACTTTCAATGATCGTGCAGGAACACCTTTGGCAACACTTCGTTTAACTGCTGCAAATCAAGGCACATGGGGTAACAACCTCAATGCCAGTATTTCTAACTCTCTAACAACAGGAAAGTTTGATCTCACTATTTATTACGGTGGAAACACAGACGCAGAGATTGTTGAAAGGTTTACTGACCTTAGTATGACCTCAACCGATACTCGTTATGCAGTCTCAGTAATCAATGGAGCTTCAACTTATGTAATTGCTACTGACTTAGGCTCAGCTACAACTGGTGCAAATAGGAACCCATCTGTTGCTTCTAACCAGGCACTCAGCACTGGAGCCAATGGTTCTGCTGTAACAGTTATTGCTGATTACTCTGGCTTTGACACAATTATGCAATCATTAATTCTTAATGTGCCAGGCCTAACAGATGCAACAACTATTAATGCTGCTATTTCATACGCAGAAAGTAGAGATGATGTTTTTGTAGTTATTGACTCAAAAGCATCTAACGCGTCTGATGCTATAGATCTTGCTGCTACATACACCCCTAGTTCTTACGCTGCGGTTTACTACCCAGCACTTGTTATCTCTGACCCAACCGTTGGAGTTGGCGGAGCATCGGGTCAAGTAAAAACTGTAGGTGCAGGAGCAGCTTTGGTGGGTATTTACTCAACAACTGATGCTTCTCGCGGTGTCTTCAAAGCACCTGCTGGTCTACAAACTCGTGTTGCTGGCGCTGTATCTGTAAGCACACTTACTAACGCAGAACTAGACAGCATGAACTCTGCTGCCGCTCCAGTTAACGCAATTAAGTTTGTACCAGGATCAGGCATCGTTGTTATGGGCTCACGCACTCTTAAAACTGGATATGTTGACAAATATGTTCCAGTACGCAGAACTCTTATTTACCTCCGTAAGGCACTTACAGATCTCACAGAATTTGCGATCTTTGAGCCAAACGATGAGGCTCTATGGCGTCGTATCAATGCGACTGTCAGCGGATTCTTAACAGGCTTCTGGTCACAGGGCGGTCTTCGTGGAGCGACCCCGCAACAGGCGTTCTTTGTTAAGGTTGATGCAACAAATAACCCACAAGCATCTATTGATAATGGAGAAGTCCATCTTGAAGTTGGTGTGGCGTTACAGCGTCCAGCTGAATTTGTTGTTATCAAAATTGGTCAATTTGACGGTGGAACCACCGTTACTGTGGCGTAAAGGAGATAATCACACATGCCAAATACAACAATCAATCGCTTCTCAACTCTGGCGACAGATCCGTTACGCTCGTTTCGATTTTATGTTGAATTCGAAGCCGTCGGTATTAACGGAGAAGCCGTATTTGATGACCGCATTAAGTCATCAGATGCTGCAGCAAGCACTTCTGGTAAATCAGTAGGCTGGGCAGGAGGCTTTACAAACATCAGTGGTCTTAATATCACCACTCAATCAATTCAATACCGTGAAGGCGGCTACAACACCACCGTACACCAAGTACCTGGTATGACCACTTTCAGTCCAATCACAATGCAACGCGGCGTTCTATACGGAAACGACCAAGCAATTACATGGATGCGTGGTTTGTTTGCTGCGGCTGCTGGTGATGGTCTAAAAGTAGGTTTAGCCGACAAGAAAACCTTCCGCGTCAATCTAAAGATCTGGGTTATGGATCATCCAAACGCTGGACCTACAGATGCAAATGTCCCTCGCATGGGCTTCAAAGTACACAACGCTTGGATCAGTGGATTAAACTACACCGATCTAAATGCTAACGATGGAGCAATCTTGTTTGAATCCATGAGCTTGGTGCACGAAGGCTTATCAGTATTCTTTACTGATACAGGCTTTAAACCAGTCTCAGGTGGAAATCAAGGATAAGTAATAAAAGCGTAATAACCAAACAATAGGGAGTAATAAACCGTGACTGAAATCATTACTGATGCGGAACTAGTCAATCAATACGCAAAGAAGGCTCTGGAGGAGCCCGAGGAAGAAGTAACAACTCGGGCTCCATCCGACTCCGAAGTAACTTTGCCGGGTGGTTATCTAACTCCAAGTGGTGTCATTCGAACCGCTGAAGTTAGAGAACTAAACGGCGAGGACGAGGAGATTGTTTCAAGAACTGGGTCAACAGCTAAGGCGCTCAACGCTTTGCTGGAACGCGGTTTAGTTAAAATTGGAAACGAAGAGGTAACTCGGGATCACCTAGACCAGCTACTATCCGGCGACAGAGATGCAATTCTCATAGGCATCAGAACTATTACATTTGGCAGTGAGCTAAGCGTAACAGTGCGATGTGGTAATTGCAGCCAGCAACAACAAGTAGTAATTGATCTGCTAACTGATGTTCCATCAAAGGAACTAAAAGATGCAGTCAATGAACGAAACTGGGTTGTAGATACAAAGAAAGGTGCTGTAACCGTAGCGCTACCAAACGGTATTGTTCAAAAGAAACTTATGGACAATATTGATAAAACAGCCGCTGAGGTAAACACCATTCTTCTTTCTGGTTGCATTACATCTATTAACGGGGCTCCATCAGTAGGCGCTCGAACTGCTTTATCACTTGGTATGGCAGATCGAAACAAGATTATTGATGAGATCCTGAACCGTAACCCAGGCCCACGCCTTGGGGAGGTGAAGAAGACTTGTCAGGCATGTGGTGAGGATATCCCTCTACCATTAAGTTTGACAGACTTGTTTCGCTTATAGCAAGCAAGATTACGAACATCTTCTTAACCAATACGAAGTTCTAACTAGAACCTTTAGCGGATGGACGCTATCGGAGATTAGGAAGCTTTCTTATAGAGAGCGCCTCAACTGGTTAGACCGAGCGCAACGTTATAGCAGAAGAGGAATTAGCTGATGGATAGCAAAGATCGTTTGGGGCTAGGTGGATCAACCCGAGCATCTTTTATTGTTGACCTCAAAAACGGCATAGTTGATGCTCGTCAAGAATTTAGACTTTTTAAGCAAGAGCTTCAAGACGCAACCACATCTGCCCAACGCTTTAGAGATGCTATGTCAAGCATCAAGATGGGCGGTGGCGGATCAACTGGAGGCTCTAATCAAGTTGCGCCGGATCCAGAATTTGCCCCACCCGCAGGTCAAGCTGCAATAGGCGCAGGTGGGGGCGGAGGTGCTCAACCACCTGCTCTTACTGGTGGTGGCAGTGGTGCCATGGTTCCATACGGTCGAGGCGGAACAGTAGTTGCATACACTCCTGCCATCTCCTCTGCTGGCGGTGGTGGCGGTGGTGGGTTCACAGGCGGCACTAACCTCACAGACTTTATAAGAGAAAATCCTGCTGCTGGTGCTTTATTTGCTGGTGCAGCAAGCGGAGCTTTATTCTCCGCATCTGATTCAGTAGAAGCTCAACTTCTTATGCAACGCGCCGCGTTCTTTAACTCTACAGGCCCCGGCGGTAGAAAACTTACATCTGGCAAAGAGGTTCTCATGGAGAACCCAATGATTGGCGGAACATACGACTTTGAACGTATGCGTCAATTACAAGAACGAATGTCATATGAAGGCACAGTTCTTGACAAAATGGACGCAATGCGATCATTGGTAGCCGCTCAAAGCTACGGTATTACTGGTCCAAACATTACTCAAGCCGGTGGTCAATTTGGTAGCGTCGGTATGGGCGTTGCTCAAGTGTCCAATCTTCTTCCTGGTATTGGTGCTGAGGGATCAATGCGAGCTTTTGGCGCAATGCAGCAAGCACGGAATGTAAACATGCTTCGCGGAATTGGTATTCGTCTTCGTGATGAACAGGGCAATCTAAAGCCACCTGATCAAATTATTGACGACCTATGGAAAAAGATTTGTCGCGACTACGCAAGAGCTTACGGTTCAGATAGAAAGCCGTCTGAGCGTGAAGTTCTTATTGGCTTACAGCCAGGCAACTCTATGGACTCTATGCTTGATATGTACTTTGGCAACGACCCTATGGCAAAACAATTAGTTGCTAATGGTCTTTTGTTTAAAGCAAAAACTGGTGGCGGAGCCATCACTAAAGAAAACATTCAAGAGTTTGGTGGAACTACTGCTGCGGTTAGCGCATTTAGTAAGAGAAACGCTGCTGCTGCTCAAGGTCTTGGTCAAGTTGCAAATGCTGGAGCTATTGGTTATGAACAAGCCGCTCAAAGCCTAACCCTGTTAGGTCAATTCATGAACATGCTTGATCGATTTACTGGTGTTCTACAACTAGCTACTCGCGGAAATGCTTTTGTCACCACATTAATGGGATCTGGCAATGACTTTTTAACCAAGATCTTAACTATGCTTTTAGGTGTTAAAGGAAAAGCTACTGGCGGTGGAGTAAGCGATAAGGTTCCCTATGTTGTTGGTGAAGAGGGCCCAGAGCTATTTATTCCAAAAACCGATGGAACAATCATTCCTAATATGGATAACAAAAATCCATTTAGACACCACGGTGGAAGCGTAAAAGATACAGGTCCAAGTTTAAGTAAACAAGATTGGGCTAGAGCTTTAATTTCAAAATTGGGTGGATCGCCAACAGACGCTAATATGGCCGCTGTCACATCATGGATGGATCAAGAGGGTGGGCACTGGAATAACTCTGCTGGCTACAACCCACTTAACACTACTCGCATTTTACCGGGATCAAGTCTTATGGATGCGGGACCTGGAAGATCTCACGGAGTACGGCACTACACCAGTTGGGATCAGGGTCTAGAAGCAACTGTATTAACACTGACCGAAAAAGCAAAAGAACGAGGCTATGACAAGATCGTTAATGCTATTGTCAGCGGAAAAGATAAATCTAGAATTATGGATGCGGTTTACGCGTCTAAGTGGGGTACAGGCAAGGGCGGCGGTGGAGTCACAAGTGCTGAAGATGTTGCTACATTTTTTGGTGTTGATCCGGCATCTCTTGACGCTAAAACATTAGCTGAAGTTAATAAACTTCTTAAAGATCCACAGTACGCAACTCAAGTAAAAGATCTTAAGTCTTTTATTAATCAAGGCGCTAATGCTGCGGGCGGTATGGGTATGGTGACAAGCGCACTAAGCTCTGGCGGAGTTACCCACAACTATGGCGGAGTAGTTATAAATGTACTTGGTGACAACGCCAAGAAGATTGCTGAGACTATTAAGAAGATGTTCTCAGACGAAAAGATACTAGAAAAGGCGGCGAGTAAGTAATGGCACTCTTAGACTCAACTAATTACAGCGCCTACAACCAAAAGACATCTGCCGCTAATTCAACTAACTCAACCTCTACAGGTAATAAACGCTTAACTAAAGTGCTTAATGGCAAAACTTATACAGAACTTGATCTTCTTGAGGCAGGATTAACAGGAGGATTTACTAAAAGAAACATTGATTTGTTGTTGGTTTTAGAAGCTGATAAATCTCAAGAAAAACCAAACTCAAGTGATGTGGTTACTACAGCAAAAAATAACTGGACAGCTTCACCTAAAGATTACAAGTTTAATCTTCCACCCCATCAGTGGAGTATTCCTTTACGACCAGTTGAAGTTGATTCAACTATAGTAAGCGGAGCTAATGGGTCTGGAACATCTTTCCATGGTCTTCGTCGTGGTCGTATTTGGTACTGGAACACCGCTGGCGACATTACTCAAATTGACTCTTCTACTGGAGAAACTGTAACTGCGGCTGAAAAAGTTGCTGGGACAAAAGTTGTTGGCGGAAGCGAAATCAATCTAGAAGATAGAAAATATGCTTTTCAGTTCTTATGGAACCCAGAGTCAATCTCTGTAAATGTTGCTAGAAATATGGAGATTACTCCGTCCGCCGCGGATGCTCTTCGTGTAGTAACAGGTGTGTTTCCGGGACAAGAGACAGTTAGCTTAAACCTTCTTTTAAGTAGAACTAATGACTTTGCTTGTATCAAACATGCCTCAAACGGAACTACTGCTGACCTAGTAGCTTTTGAAGGTTATTACAAAAACCGATACCCAAACGAACTAAAGCAAGACTTTGCTACAGAAATGGATGCTTTACTGCGACAAGGAACTCTTTATGATCTTGAGTATTTATTTAGAGCAGTAAACGGATCAGGATTCATAGGTCCCGATGGTAAACCCGGTTACTACACCAATCTTTTAAATCGAGTAACAGCCAACATAGGCTATTTACAACCAACGCTTCTTGGTATAGAGCTCGGACCTGATCAAGATAATCTTTCTTATGTTGGTTGGATATCTAACCTTTCTATGAACCACACCAAATTTACAGAAACTATGATTCCTCTTGAAACACAAGTTTCAATCTCTATTGAATGCTTCTCTGGATCCGGAATAGGGGCTAGCAAGTAATGGCTATCTTTAAAGGCTCTCGCTACGAGTACTCAACGGTTGACTATTTCTCTATCACGCCTGACGGCGCAGAAAACCCTGTTGTGTTCTATCAATTTTCGCCTCTTGGTTTAGTTCGTTATTGGGTTCATGAATATGTAAAAGGTGAACGCCTAGATCAAATTGCGGCTAAATACTATGGCAAACCAGAGTTTTGGTGGATTATCCCAGAGTACAACCCTGAACTAGAAGACATTACAGATATTCCAGCTGGAACTCAGTTAAGGATTCCTAATGTTTAACTATGTAAAAGTTAAGTTTCCGGAGTCCCCTTCAGTACAGCCTTCATTTGTGTACTCAGCCACCCTAAAACAAAACCGATACTCTCATGAAATTATGACAATAACCTTTAGAGATTGGGATCTACCATACGAGGTTGTTGAGCCAAATAGTCCAGTTAATGTAACCATGTACGGTCCAAATAAAAGACGAGAGTTTTACGGATATGTACATCATATTGCTCCAGAACAGACACCAGGCAAAAACTTTGTAACAGTAGTTTTAATTGGTGCGTCTTTCCTTATGAAACGACAATCACAAAAAATTTATAAGAATGCAACGGCTGATCGGGTAGTCAGGGAAATTGCAAAGAAACACAACTTTGTTTGCTATTCAATACCTCATCCAAGAGTTTTCCCACAGATATCTCAAACTGGTCACAGTGATTGGGAGCTTATGGTCAGGCTAGCAAAGCAATGTGGTTATACGCTTAGAGCCACCAACACTGAACTTTACTTCCAGCCAATCCTTGAAGACTATACAAAGTACAGAGCTGAAGCTCCTCGATTTGTAAAAAAGCCAACATCTAGTTTGGATGGTACAACCATCTATTCATTCAATCCAGTTATTGGAGAGACTATAGAGTTTGATGACGCAAGAAAAGCGGCAGTGGCCGTATCTGGTGTAGATGCCCTTACCGCTAGCCAAGTCTCTTATACAAAGCAGAAAGCAAATAAAAAAACTAGAAAGAAAAAGAAGGCAGAGATCCTTGATCAATTTGATACCTTGTCTGTAGTTCCAGGTATTGATGTTGCTAAGTATGAGGCGGAAGCCGCTGAAGCTAGGAATGCGTTTCCTTATAGAGCTAAGGTAGAAGTCATTGGTGACCCAACCCTACGCCCAGACTTCCCTGTTTATTTAGACGGTCTAGGGCAAACCTATTCTGGTTTCTGGACGGTGTTATCTACAGAACATGTTATTGTTGAAGAGGAACTAAACAGACACCGCTACACAACTATCCTTGAAGTTGGAACGGACTCACTAGGAAAAGCAGACAGATGGACGGATAGCAAAGAAATCCTGTCTCCCGATTACCTACCTCAAAGAACTTTAATCCCTAATGTTAAGCAAACAAAAGTAGCGCCTAAAACTCAATTAAAGAAAACTGGTAGACGACCTACTCCTCAGACAGAAACCTCATTTGGATCGGTAAAAAATAGAAGCCGAACCGCATCTGTTTCTGCTCCAACATGGAAATCAGCTACCCCTACCCTAAGCGCCGTGATACCTCAGGCCACAAAGTCTTCAGCAGTAATTAATAGATTAAGCAGGATTTCTAGATGAATATTGATAGCCCAGACAAAAGGTTCTACGGCATATACCGTGGTTTTGTATATAGTTCTAATGATCCGGAAGATCAAGGACGTGTACAACTTGTTGTACCACAGGTCTTAGGCAGTGAAGTGACTGAGTGGGCTTACCCTATAGGTGGAGCCATAGCTCAAAAAAATTGGCCCTATGGAACGTTCTATTCAGTAGCTGACCAAGCTATTGGAGTTAACACGGCTACGGTAATTAATGGCTGGGCTGCGTTAGATACCAGTAGAACCTATTTAGATGTCAGTCGTATTTATGTACAGGAAACTGGTGATTACTTTGTTAAATTTTCTGCTATGTTTATCAAAACTACGGCTAACTCTGGAACTGCCAATCTGTGGTTTAGGGTAAATGGAACAAACGTAGATGACAGTAATACTAAAGCAACATTGGCTGGAAATAACTCTGAGGTATCAATGTCACGCAGCCTTATTCTAGACTTAGAAGCAGGAGACTACATAGAATTTGTTGCCTCTGCGAACAGCACTAATACCTTTTTAAGCCATGATAACGCTGGAGTTGGCCCAGAGGTTCCAGGTATAATTGCTACATTAAACTTACTTGGGAAATGGAAACCACAGCCCAACCAAGGAGTGTGGGTTATGTTTGAAGGCGGAGACCCTAACTTTCCGCTTTGGATCGGAGGAAGCTAATGGCTCAAAAAGCTATCTCATTACCTTTTTCTTTTGACGCGTCTGGGGCTGTTGCGTTTACAAGCAACGAGGCAAAAGTCTGGCAAGACCGAGTGGTCCTTACATTGATGACTCGTCTTGGCGAGCGCATTATGCGCCCTACTTATGGAAGCGAAATTCAAACTTATCTATTTGAAAACGAAGAAGGGGCTGCGGCATCTATAAGAAAATCTGTTTCTGTCGCCTTTAGCAAATGGTTACCTCAACTTGAATTGCTTAAAGTTGATGCCTACTCAGATAAAACAGATGGATACCTGATGATCGAGGTCTTTTACAAATATAATCCTCGTCAAAATGAGCAGAGAGTAAAACTAAAAACGGCTATCCTTACCAGAACTGGTGAGGTTATTTTGGAGGTAAGTGACTGATGGCAAACTATATTCCGCAAACGGACTACACATCCCGCGACTATGAATCAATTCGTCGCGATGTTGTAAACCTTATTCCAGAATTTGCACCTGAATGGACAAACCGAGACCCAGCTGACTTTGGTATGACCATTCTAGAGGCATACTCTTACATGGGTGATCTACTTAACTACTACATTGATAGAGCGGCTAATGAAGCGTTTATTACAACAGCTAGCCAGCGCGAAAGCGTTCTCCAATTATCTCGTCTACTTAGTTATAGGCCAACTGAAGCCACCGCATCTACAGTCACACTAACTTTTAAAAATTCAACAGCTAGTTCTATTACAGTACCTGCTGGAACTAAAGTTTCAACTACCACAGTTGTAAGTGGAAACACCACTCGTATTGTTTTTGAAACTGACTCCGCAGTAACTGTCCCAGCAAAAGTTGGAATTGTTGATGGAGCAGCAACGGTGTCGGCAACTCAAGGTGAAACACCGGATCCAGAAACTATTGGTACATCTAACGGACAACCTAATCAGCTTTACCAGTTATCAGAGTCTCCCGTAATTAATGGAAGCACCTCTGTAACTGTTGGTGGAATTGAATACACAGAGGTCCCATACCTTATTGACTATCAAGGGTACGATCCTGTTTACACCACTGTAACTAATGCTAATGGCATTACTTATATTGTTTTTGGTGACGGGGTAAGCGGCCGCGTTCCACCTAATAATGCTGAAATTATTTGTACATACCGCGTTGGCGGAGGCATACAAGGAAATGTATCCCCAAACACAATAAAATTTATTGAAACTAACCAAGTTAACGGGCTTTCTGTGCTTAATCAGTATGTGTCTGCTACAGATGATGGATCAGCTACTGGTGGGGCAGATGCAGAGTCAACAGACTCAATTCGTATTAATGCGCCACTAAGCACTAAATCTTTAAACAGAGCTGTATCTATCTCTGATTACTCTGCTCTTACTTTACAAGTAAGCGGTATTGCAAAAGCAACTGCTATCGCAGATGTGTACACCAGTGTTAATGTGTTCTTTGCTCCCTATGGAGATAAAGGAGTTGAAAGTGATGGAACTACCCCATCTGCTACTTTTAATGCACTAAAGACAGATGTAACAGAGTACTTAAAAGATAAAATTCCAGCTAACACCACTGTTACCTTTCAACCACCTAGTTATGTTGGAGTCAATATAACCACGGCTATTACATGCCTACCTCAATACCGCCAAAGCACCATCCAAGCTTCCGTGGAGTCAATCCTTAACGAATTATTAGACTTTGACAATGTGTTGTTTAACGACAGAATCAGCCTACAAGATGTTATTTCTGCAATAAGCTCTGTTCCAGGTGTTGCATACACACAGGTAAGTAAACTAGTAAGACAGGATCAAGATGTCACTAGAACTGTTACTAACAAGGCTCTTACTTCTTCAATAGCAACCCTGACCACAAGTGCGGCGCATGGATTTACTGTAGGTCAAACTGTAAGGGTAACTGGCGTAGATTCCACATTTGACGGCACTTTCATTGTTACCGCAGTTCCTACAACCACTACTTTTTCCTATGCTTTAGTAGCGGCTAACGTGTCATCAGTTTCTGCAACGGGTCAATCAACTATTCTTACAGTTAGTGACATTATTTGTAATGTAAACGAAATACCAGAAGCAAATGATATTACCCTCACCTTAAGTGGAGGAATCCTCGTCTAATGTCACGTTACGGGTTAAACTATTACAACTTAGCTTATTACGGTCCAGACAATCCCGTAAGTTTTGTTGCTACAAACTTTACTGCTGACCCTACAGATTACGGAGCTGTTCAGTTATCTTGGAATAGCGCTGCGGGTGAGTGGTCAAAAGTAAGACTTGTAAGAAACCCGTACGGATTTCCAGTTAATGCCTTTGACGGTGATGTGCTTGTTAGCGCCGCAAAAGAAACCGATCCTACTAACTATTTAGATCAAAACCTTTTGCCCGGATCTTTTTATTATTACTCTTTATTTGTATTTGAACTTACTGCATACGCATGGGTAAGAGCATCTAATGTTATCGGTCTGTCTGTAAAAGATTATAACTACAGAAACAAAATTTACGATTCACTACCCGACATTATGAAAATGGAACAAATCTATGACGCGTCTGGGAGTTTGAATAACCAAGACCTTTACAACTTTGTTTCTGTTTTTGGCTTTGACCTAGATAGAACCCACACGCTAATTGCTTTGCTTGAAGATCGATACAACCTAGAGCGCGTCAGCGGTCTTTTGATTCCGTACTTCTTAAAACAATTTGGCATCAACTTTGAACCAGAAGTTGGGCTTCAACAAGCCAGAATTATCCTTCGAGACGCTATTGAAAACTTTAAAAAGAAAGGTAGTCAAGACGGATTAAGAAGCTTTATTAAATCGTTTACTGGATACGGAGTACCAGAGCCACTTGCTGGAACCCCTAATCCAAGCACAGACGGAGTTATTGTAGGCAAAAATTTATTCCTTGACTATAACGACTCTTCTTTTGAAGAGTCTCAAGGGCACTGGATCTCTTCAGATTCCACAGCTACTATAAACAGTTTAGTAAAAAAAGATGTAACTCAATTATCTGTTACTACTAGCGTTGCTAAATTAGTTATTGGAACGCATAACTATAAAGTTAATCATAAAGTAACAGTAAGCGGTAGCCCGTACCCAGCGTTTAATTCTAGCTTGCCTTTAACAATTACAGCGATTGATGCAACTTCAATATCTGTTGCGTCTACTATTACTTCTTTTGCCGCTCAATCTGGTTTTAACAAGGTTACTGAAGCTTACACACAGGTAGCTCCCTACCCAGCACCTTATCTTGAGGCTACCGCGCCTACGGGCTATCCAAATAAACAATCTGGAATTTTATCTGTGCGTAAAACCACAGGTACTGGCAATACAACTATTGAATGTGGAGACGATAACCCGATCCTTAAAGGAATTCCAATTACTGCTGGTCAACAATATACATTTAGTACTTACGCATCTTCTGTTGGTACTGTCAGAGGAATTGTATTAAAAGTAAAATGGTACGACCGACTTGGAGTTTTGCTTTCTACAAGCACGGGATCTTCTACCACAACAGTATTAGACGCATTTACCGCTCGACCAACTGTTACCGCTACCGCTCCAGCTAACTCATATTTTGCAGTGCCTGTTGTTCAAATAACAGCCGCTGATAGCGTAGCTACAGAGCATCATTATTTTGATGGGGCGCAGTTTGAAAAAAGTGCAACGGTCACTGCTTTTGAAGAAGCTAGACAACTTAAATTAACGTTAAAAGCCACAAGAATTAACGAATTAAAAAACCCTCACTTTGCTTCCCCTCTAACACCTTGGAATTTTATTGACGGTTCAGGATCAGTAAATGTTTTAGCTCAAGAACCTGACGCAGATGTGTACACAATTACGCACTACACCGTAGACTCAAATGTGGTGAGGATAGAGACCTCTGTAAGTCACGATATAGAAGCCGGATCTATTGTTGTTATTTCTGGATTAGGTTCCCCTTATGATGGAGCTTTTACTGTTGCTACAACTGGTATTAACACTGTAGACGCTTTACGCAATTCTCTTACTTTTACCTATGCCCTAACCACGGGCAATATTTCAAGAACTGCGGTGTCAGGTACAGCGTATAGATCAGGAACTTCTTTGCGGGTAAGCGCAACGGGATCAACTGTAGTTATTAACTCCTATACAACTAACGCGGACTACATGGATATCCACTACCCAAATACCTCTTATGCGTTTAGCGTCTATGCTCAAATTCTTGGTGGAGGTCAGGAAGAAGTTACCCCAGAGATCATTTGGTACAACAGCTCAAAAACGGTTATTAGTTCTAGCGTAGGAACGGAGTACACAGTTACAGCCTCAGGTACATCGTGGAATCGCCTTTCCTTGATCGCAACCGCCCCAAGCACTGCTGCATATGCTTCAGTGAGGCTTACATGGCAAGTTATTGATGGCAGTACTCTAGGGTTGGACAAAGCTTTGTTTGAAAATGTTGGCGTGATCTTGCCTTATTTTGATGGCAACGATGGTCCTACTGATGGGACAGATCTTTTCTGGGAAGGCACTGCTGCATCCTCTAGGAGTCACCTATACAAAAATAGGTTTGCTATCCAGAACCGCCTTACCAGAGAACTGCTTAGCGAATACATAAACCTAGGCTCAACTTTTGCAATTTACCTGGCTCAGCCAAAAACATAGTAGTATTTGGTCATGCTTGACCTACTCTTGATCGGTATGTTTACCGCGTTCTTGTTAGCCGTAGTAGAACCTTTGGTAAGTTTAATATCTATTTTTATCAATGCCAAGATTGTAAACGCAATTTTTTCTTTGCTGTTTGCTTGGCTGGCAAATTGGCTAGTTGGCTACGAAGATATAAAAAGTCTCATATTGTGGACAGTAGCTGGAGGGTTTCTTGGTAGCGCTTTGCTTGCTGGGGTGGAACGGATTGCGACATACCGGCCAACCATCATCAACCCATCCAACTAGAATCGTGTAGTGTGTGCCTCCCCTAACAAGGAGGTCCTATGGACAATTACTATGTGCTAGTAACTGGTAACGGTAAAACCAGTCGAGCAAACATTGAAGCTTTGCTTGAAGATCATTACTACAAAAACGGTAAACCCGGAACAATAGTTGTTGCTTATGAGACGAAGCCCACGCCCGAACAGGTTTACGCGATTCAGTTCTCAAAAGATAAAGAAAAAGAAATCCTGTTGTTTACTACCGAGAACGGTAGATTTGACGGGGCGCCTAGTGCCAGTGTGGAACTAAGTTCCGATCCACTTTCTAGCGCCGTAGACTTTTTACGCGGACTAAAAGCTTCCGCATTCCTACTCTGGTCTGACGAAGACTCAGGATGCCAAACAAGCCTAGCTCTATGCAAAGATGCTGGGATACCCTGCTTTGATTTGACCGAAGGACTACTCCCCCTAACGCCTTCAGACGACCTTAAGCCTGTGGCTGCCCCTGTTATTCCTAAGCAAGAGATTTTAGATAAAGATGAGGAGGACGAGGACGAAGATGAGGAAGAAGAAGACGAAGAGGACGAGGACGAAGAGGACGAAGAAGAGTACGAAGAAGTGGACGATGTCTATTACGGTCTCGAAGCCCTCGCGAAGTTCATCGCCAAGGAAGTCTCCAAAGAAGTCTTAAAGGGGCTCCAGAAGCCTCAGGAGGGCGAAAAGGAGTGATTTCATGGAGGGCATTAGGTCTGTACATGTACCTAGCCTCTACGGGCTCCAGGATCAATGCTGAGACCCTTTCTGCCTTAGCCAAGGAGGGAGAGGTTGCCGTCCTCACAGCCCTAAAAGAGCTGAGGGAGGCCGGAGTAATTAAAACCCGAAAGGAGAGGATCGGTGGTCGAATCATGACTACTAGCGTCCTAGTGGACCCGCAATACTGGCCCGCAGAAACCTCGGTCCTGATACTAGAGGTATTAAGAAATAGTAATAACTACGTTATAAGTAATTTCTATCTAAGTAATGCAAATATCCCGGCGAAGCCGGGAGAGAAAGAAAAGTTTTTAAAAGTAAATTTTGAAGGAGGCGTTATGTCCGATTTTCCTGCCGCTTATGATCCTGATGATATTGATCAGGCTCGCCAGCGAGCCGACAAGCTTAAGTACGACCAAAAAGCTGAACAGAAGAACCAGCGTTATGAAAAGGCTATGGTCAGACGGAGCCTCGATCCATCCAAGTGGTCAGTCACAGACAGTGCCTACGAGTTTGCTTCAAAGATGTTAGACCTGTTTCATGTGTTGCCTTGGCATATTGGCGAGAGTCGTTTCCGCATTGCCCTAGCCAATGCTCGGTCTTTGTACGGCACCACTGGGTACTACGAGAATTTGATGTATGAGAAGTTCTTTAAACAGATCTCACATAATAAGAAGATCAATGACCCAGAGATTATCTGGAAGATGTTTATCAAACAGTTTGGTAGTCTTCTTGCCGATATCAGGTTGAGCGATGTTACTGAAGAAAGAACCGAAGCTGCGACAGTTCAATCGGAGAAATCAATTGATCGACTCAAGCAGTTTGCAGAGGAGGAAGGGCTGTAAGTGTATAAGTTAACTGACCTGCAATTAGTTCGTAAGTCTTGGGTAAAAGTTGCTGGGATACCTAGCGCTCGCGTTGGTTACTTACTATCAGACTGCAATGACTTAACCCAGAACGATATTGATACCGTAAAGATGTGGTTACGGGTAGTAAAAGCAGGAGCAGTTATAAAAGCTTCAGGTAAGAAAAGTTGTGGTCTTGGTATGTTGATCTATGGAAAGCCAGGTATAGGTAAAACTACTTTGAGTCTAGCAATCATTCAAGAGCTATTAACCAAGCTTCCTTTGGAGTCTTTTGCTCCTACAGATGGCAAGATCTTATTACGCCCTTGCTATTTTGCTACTTATAACGATGTACTTGATTTAAAGGGCCGAATGATGTCTGACGACCCAGCCGAAGAGGATACCCTTTTGTGGGACGGGGTTCTTGGCGAAGCCAAAGACGATGCCTATAACATCCGTGTTCTTGTTATTGATGATGTGGGTAAAGAGCATGCTTCCCTATCTGGGTGGCAAAAAAATCAACTTCATCATGTTTTACGCACACGATTTAACAATGGATTGCCTACTATAGTTACCACTAACATCGCTCGTGAAAATTGGGATGGTCTATATGGTGACGCAACGGCAAGTTTTGCCAAGGAGGCTTTCACCTACCTGCCTATTGATCCAACACGAGGAGACTTACGATGAGAGAAACACCCATGCTTGACGATGCTAGATTAGTTCAGATTTTTTTACCCAACACCAACACTTCCGGTACTGGTATCTATGAAGTTTCTTATGGAGAAAAGAGTGGCAAGTACTATTGCACTTGCCCCGGCTATGTAAGCCGATCCAGTTGTAAACATATTAGATTTGTAAAGGCTAGAGTTGAAGCTAATCAAGGTAATGGTTACCCTTTAGAAATTTCTAGTCGAGCCACAGCTGAAGACGCAGATAAAGCTCGTAAATCAAATAATGATTTTCGCGAGTTTATAATTAAGTTTGGAAAAGTAGAGGTTATTTAGTTGCGTAAGGGAGACATTAGTAATGCTCTCCCGCGAAGAATAATCGTAACTACAGATACATTCTTAACGGTTGAGGTCACTGTAAAAAAGAAATTTAAAGTTTTTCCTGTGCCCAAAATTGATAGAAAAATAAACAGGCAGTACTTAAGCTGGCTGTACCTTTATACCACCAAAAATGGAACTACCCTTGAATTAGTTTCTTACGACATGTCAGAAGAAGATTTAAAATCTTTGGTGGACATGCTTGACGAAATGGGTACCAATCCATTTAGATACTACACCTCGTACGAGAAGGTGGATCACCTTGTTAACGAGCTGCCTTACCGCCCAGAGGTGTTAGGTGTGTTAGACAGACCGGATAGGCTGTTACGGTACGGACATTGGGGATTGGACATCGGAGCATTATGAATAATCAAACGAGGCTTCTAAGTAAGATAATAAAAGACAGAGATCTTTCTCTTGCTTTAGAAAGTAACATTAATGAGTCTTGGTTTTCCGATCCTGCTGATAAAAAGATATTTAGATTTTTACATGATCATTATTCAAATTACCAAGAGTGCCCGAGCCTTGATGTAGTAAAAGAAAACTTTCCGTCATTTGAATTAACTGTTGTAGAAGACAGCATTTTTTATTTAGTTGACTCTTTAACAAACGAACGTCGTAAACAACGCATTATTGCAACTTTAGGATCAGCTCTTGACGCAATGGAGCAAGCTAAAGATCATGAGTCTGCCCTTCGTGCCATGGAACTTGGCATAATTAAATTAGAGGAAGAAGGACTTAATAAATCTACTGACCTTGAGGTTACTAAGGCAGCGCAAAGCGC